ATGGATGAAAAGAGACAAAAAAAAGAAATGGATTTAGAAGTAAATTCCTTTGTTCCTTTATATCAACAACTATATGACAACATAAAAAAACAAATAGCATCTGGCATATATAAACCAGGAGATAAACTTCCATCTGAAGGAGACTTATGTAAAGAATTTAATATAAGTCGTATAACTGTGAGAAATACGACTTTTTTATATAAAATAGCAAAATAACAGTGTTTGAGCAAAAAAAAAGAATGTTTTTTATCGTTTTGCCACCTGTTTGCCACCATAACTTTTTTCGGTGGCAAATTATTGTAAAATGCCCTCCAAAATATCTATTGTTTCACTTTCCATTTTACTTGTAACATGTGAATATGTGTCCATAGTGGTTGATAATTGACTATGACCTAATCTTTGTTGTATATATTTTACATTAGCTCCATTTTCTAATAATAATGTGGCATGTGTATGTCGCAAGCAATGAAAATTAAAGTTAATATTTAGTTTCTTGTTAATAGTTCTTATAGCAGCGTCAATATTGTTGTGATTTACAAATGAGCCATCTTTTTTTCTACAAACCCAATCATACTCAGTTTCTTTATACCATTTTCCAATTTTAATTTTTTGTTTTTTTTGATTCAATTTTTCCTCTTTTAATATCCTAGACAAAGTATCACCTATTTTAATATCTCTTATTGATGTTTTTGTCTTAGGTGATGCTAATTCAAATTCTGAAACTTTTCTCTTTATTAAATTTTTTCTAACTTTGATTATATTATTATCTAAATCAACATTATCCCAACAAAGACCTAATATTTCTCCTTTTCTCATGCCTGTATGAAACCCTATAAGTAGAGGAATATAGATATTTGTATTTTTAGGATATATTTCTAGTATTTTATTGAACTCATCTAGTGTTATAGTCTTGTTATCTGACTCATTTTTTACCTTTAAAACATTTTTTGGTATACTGGCATATTGAACAGGATTTTCCTTAATGAGTTTGTAAGGGTAAACAGCAGATTTTAAAGCAGCATTTAATACAACATAAATCGCTTTTAAAACTCCTTTTGTGTAGTGTTTTTCTTCTCCGTTTTGTGTGTATGTCTCTTTTGATTTATTATTTAAAAATTCTTGAATAATAGCTGGATTTATAGATTTTAGCTTACATTTACCAAGTCTAGGTTCTATATGATTTTCAATTAAATTTCTATAACTTTCCTGAGTATTGTATTTGCAATTAAGAAGTACATACTCTTTGTACCAAAAGTTAAGATAGTCTGATAAACTCATATTTGTTTCATCAAACACTATACCAGCATTTTCATATTCATTTATTGCATCACGGAGCGATTTTTCAGCTTCTTTCTTAGTGTTTCCACCAACTCTTTCTACCTTTTTTCTCTTGCCATCTACTATACCTGCATCAAAGTAGTAATACCACTTCTTTCCACGTTTTCTTACGCCGCCTTTCATAAAATCTCTCCTCTCAAAAGCTTTTTTTATGTAATTATATAATAACATATATCAATTTAAATAAAATAAATAAAAAAGACTATAAGAAACAAAGTTTTATGTTTATAATTAATAGTCTTTTTTATTTAGATACATATTTAATGTTTTTTATCACGTGATTCCAGCACTTTTTCTGCCAAATAAACAACTATTTTTTCATACTCAATATCAGTTTCTAAAGAAAAGTCAACAATAGCAGGTATCGTCATATCTCCTGCATATTTATTACCTAACCAATTTTCAATTAATTCCAATTCTTCTTTGCTTAATTCAAATTTTTTCTTTTTATTAAAACTTAAGTTCAATTTATTCACCTCAAATAATATTATATATTAAAAATAGTATTTGATAGAAACATTCGAATTATTTATGTAATTTTCTTTTTTTAATATATTCATCAGCAAAATAATTTACTAAATATTTTTCCTCCAATCCTAAAGCTATTTCTAATTCAATAAGAGCAGGGATAGTTAAATCTTTATTCTCATTATTTTCCAACCTAGAAATTTGACTTCTGTGGCAACCAACTCTTTTTGCTAACTCTATTTGTGTTAATTTCTTCTTTTTTCGTAACTCTTTTAACATATATTTAACCTACCTTTTAGATAATTTTATATATGTTAGTTTGTGTAATTTCTTGTAATAAATGTGCAATATTCGCACACTTTTTGTTGGAAATTTGTGCTAGAATGTAGTTAAGAAATAACTTTATCTAGATAAAGCAAAAATAATAGAAGCTATAAAATATAATAATATTTTACAGTTATTTTATAGTTTTAAGCTTTGAAAAAGAGGTGGTTGTAACTATTTTTAAGAACGTATGTTTCGTGGAATTAATAAATAAAATATTTTATAGGGGATGATATATTTGAATAAGACGAAATATTATGATATTTTAAAGTTAAACTTATTAATGAAAAAGTTGAAAGAATTGGATAAAAATAAAATCAATGAATATAAAATAAAAGTGAAAGAAATACATAAAATCAATAAAAAAGAGGAATGATTCCTCTTTTTTATTATATTCATTTTCAGAAATAAACTATTTTTTATTTTTTTCGTCTAGTAAAAATAATTCTGCAACTTTTAATGCTTTTTCTCTTGCGTCTGGGCTTAGCTCGCTAAATATATTAAAAACTTCTTTCATATCTTCGTCAAGATACATATTCTCAATAAGCTCCTTTTCTGTTTTAAAATTTTCAGCATCATAATCTTTTTCGTTTTTATTTATAAATAAGCTATTTCTAACATCAGTTCTTCCTAATAAATAATCTGTAGACACATCAAAATAGTTTGCATATTCTTCTATTGTACTTTTCTTAGGTTCTCTTAAACCATTTTCTATCCTTGATAGTGTAGATTTGTTTATATGTAAATCCTCGCTTAATTTGTCTAGCGAGATGCCTTTTTCTTCTCTCAATTCTTTTATCCTATTCAATTTGCACAACCCCTTTTTATATTAATTCCAAAATAGCAACTTTTATTTATATTATAGCAACAAAATTAATTATTACAATTTTTTTTGCTAAAAAAGCAACAAAAGTATTGACTATAATCACAAAACTTGATATTATATAAATATGAAGTTGCCAAAATAGCAAAAAGGAAGTGATTTAATGTACTTAAATAGATTAGAAGGATTGATGAAGGAAAATAGACACACCCAAAAAAATGTGGCAGATATATTAGGTCTTAGCTCATATGGTTTTAGATTAAAATTAAAAGGAAAAAACGAATTTAAAGCAAGTGAAATAAAAAAGATATCTAAATTATATAATGTATCTGCGGATTATTTTTTTTCAGATGAAGTTGCTAAAATAGCAATAAAAGAAGAAAGGGGCAATAATAATGAAGAATCTAACCATAATCAAGCAAAATAATCAATTTTTAGTTGAAAGTAGAGAAGTAGCAGAATTAATAGAAAAGAAGCACGATAATTTATTAAGAGATATAAGAGGATACAAGAAGATTTTAGAGGACTCATCAAATTTGAGGAGTCAAGATTTCTTTATAGAAAGTACTTATATAAATACTCAAAATAAAATCCAACCTTGCTACTTATTAACTAAAAAAGGTTGCGATATGGTAGCTAATAAAATGACAGGAGAAAAAGGGATTATATTTACAGCAATTTATGTAACTAAGTTTGAAGAAATGGAGCAAGAGTTAAAAGAACAACAACCTAAATTACCAACTACATATAAAGAAGCACTGCAACAGTTATTAATCGAAGTTGAAGAAAAAGAACAACTACAATTAGAAAATCAAGAAAAGGATAAGGTAATCCAGTTACAACAACCAAAAGTACTGTTTGCTGATTCGGTAGCGTCTTCTGACAATTCAATCCTAGTTGGAGAATTAGCAAAATTGCTTAGACAAAATGGAATTGATACAGGACAAAATAGATTATTTGACTGGTTAAGAAATAATGGTTACTTAATAAAACGTAAAGGTGAGGATTACAATACACCAACTCAAAAAAGTGTAGATTTAGGAGTTATAGAAACAAAAGAAGGTACAAGAGTACATCCAGATGGTCATACAAGTATTACTAAAACACCTAAGATTACTGGTAAGGGACAAATATACTTCATTAATAAATTTAAAAGTAGCAAACAATTATCAATGTTAAGTTAAAACATAACAGTACCTTGAAAACTAAATACAGAATATTCAAAAGAGGTGATTGAATTGAAACACGAGCAAACAACGCTTCGTATACCAGAAGACTTGTACAAAGCGTTGATAGATTTAAGTAAGGAAATCGGAATGCCTATTGCATCTATTGTAATAATTGCGTGTTGGTTGTATATATCAAAGATAAATTAACCAATGAGATATGCAAAATGAATGCACAGCATTATTTATTAGAGAATTGACTGATAAATTATTTTCTTTAGCTGTTTTCTCTAGCAACTCTTTTAGGACACCAGGAATCCTAAGAGTAGAACGAACAGTATCATCACTTTTATACGAGATTGATTGAAGTTCATTAACTTTTGAATTTCTAATAATATCATTAATAGCGTATAGAATAAGCGAAGATTTGAGAATGCCTGTTTGATAAGAAATTTTTTCTAAATTTTCATTTAATGGTGTATATATTCTTACAGTAATAGTAGTCATTTTGACACCTCCCTAATGACATTATACAAAAAATATTTAAAAAAGTCTTGACACTAAAATAGTGTCATAATATAATGATTATAGACAGTGAATAAGTGTCATAAGGAGGGAGGAATAAGAATGGAAAAAGTAAGAATGACAGTAAGGCTCGTCCCAAAATTAAATCAATATGTACAGAATATAGCCAAAGAATGTGGAAAAAGTAAAAATTCTATTATTGTGGATGCATGTTGGGAGTTTATTGAGAAAATAAAAAAAGAAAATAAATTCAATGTAGAAAGCGAGGAATAAATATGAATAATCTACAGATATTTGAAAAATTGGAATTTGGTCAAATAAGAATGGTTGAGGTTGATAAGAAACCATATTTTGTTGCAACAGATATAGCTAAATGTTTAGGATATGCAAACACAAGTAAAGCAATAAATGACCATTGTAGGTGGGTAACAAAAAGTTACATACCTCATCCGCAAAATGAAAATAAGATATTAGAAGTAAATACAATACCTGAAAGTGATATGTATAGATTGATTGTAAATAGTAAACTACCAAATGCAGAAAAATTTGAAAGTTGGGTATTTGATGAAGTTTTACCAACAATACGTAAAACTGGAGGATATATACATACAACAGAAGATATGACAGACGACGAAATAATGGCAAGAGCATTACAAGTAGCTCAAAAGACAATAGAAAAGAAAAGCAGAGAGATAGAAGAAAAAGATAAGGTAATTCAGTTACAGCAACCAAAAGTATTGTTTGCTGATGCAGTAGCATCCTCGGATGATTCTATATTAGTTGGAGAACTTGCAAAACTACTTAAGCAAAATGGCATTGATACAGGCGAGAAAAGATTATTTGCATGGCTTAGAGATAATGGTTACTTAATAAAACGTAAGGGTGAAGATTACAATACACCAACTCAAAAGAGTGTTGACTTAAAAATAATGGAAACTAAAAAAAGAGCAATATATAACCCTGACGGAAGTACAAAGATTACTAAAACACCAAAAGTAACAGGCAAAGGTCAAATATACTTTATCAACAAATTGAAATTAGTAAATCAATTATCAATGTTAAGTTAAAATATAACAGCACTTTGAAAACTAAATACAGAATATTTTAAAAAGGAGTGTGTAATTAAATGAAAATTTCATTTGAAAGTGTAGTGAACAATGTAAATAATGAAACGGAATTAATATTATCAAAAGAAGAGTTACAAATAGCTAAAAGGATACTTAATACATTGAATGAAAATGAACAAAGTATCCTTTCCTCAAAAGATATTTTAGATTTTTGCAAAGAAGCTCTTAAATATAATTTAGTACCTACATTTGTTTAAAGACACTGAGGCCATCGCCTTTAGAAAAACTATTATTGACTTCTGAAAGTTTCAAAAAGATTTCATGGTAATGTTTTAAAAGTTCCTCTTCAGAAGAACTTTTAAAATCATATTTTTCCTTAAGAATTTCTAAAGTAAGAGTATGTAATATATCTTTACTGAACTGCATAATATCACCAACTTTCATAAAAAGATATAGGATATATCCTACAAATATAGTATATCAAAGGAGGAAAATAATGGCAATTAATGACAACATAAATAAAATTTTAAAAGATAGAGATTTAAAAGCATGGAAATTAGCAAAAGAAATAGGTGTAGATTCAGGGAATTTATATGCAATTTTAAGAGGAGAAAATAAAAATCCAACTATAGATACATTAATAAAAATAGCCGACTATTTAGACATTACATTAGATGAACTAGTTGGAAGATAAAAATTAAATACAGAATATTTTGAAAAGGAGTGAGTAAATTGGGCAATATATCTAATTTCAATTTAGATAAACAAGAAGATAAAAGTTTTAATGACCTAGATAATATATCAATTTGTTTTTCAGAAGGTATCCGTAAAGTTGTAGAAATGAATTTAAACAACTATAAAAATAAAATCTCAAAATACTTAAATGAAACTTCGAAAATAGAATTGTTGGAACCAAAAGAATTAACAATTGTTATAAGTAAAGGTTATCCCGATTATCTTATGTCTGTTGAAGAAGCAAGTAAAAGATTGAAAATAGATAAAGTATTTGGATATGAGTTAATAAAAAATGGACTTTTGAAGTCAGTTGATATAGGGGCAACTAAAGTTTCTAGTTATGAATTAGATGATTTTATAACTAGGAATCAAGGAAAAAACATCAAAGAAATGCTTAGAGAAATGAAAGAACTTAGAGAGGGGGTGATTTAATTGGAACTAGTAACATACAGAAACAAGCTTGTTTTACTAAAAGATGGAGAAAAGATTGCAACTATAAGTTTAAAAAGGAAATTTCTCAGCAACAGACTTAAATTAAAAATAAGATAGGAGAGATAAATTGAAAATAATTTATAAAAACAAAGTTTACAAAGTAGAACAAGACAAAAAGTTATTTAGAATTACATACTATGATGAGCAGAGAGGTAGTAAGAAGTTTAATAAAGAGAAGAAAGTAAAAAGAAGTGTTTTAACAAGAGATATAGAGTTAGTTAACTTGTATTTACCAGCACATTTAAAAATAAAATAAGCTATAAATAATTAAAGAAAAAGGTGATTAGATGGAAATAGAACAAGCAACAATACGCCTGCCTAGAGAACTTAAAGACAAGCTTCTAAAACAGGCAAAAGTTAAAGGATATACATTAAAAGATATGATAGTTTTTATTCTAAAGGATTATCTTCAAAATATTTCTCAAGAATAAATTCAATTTCTCTACCTATAGAACGCTTATCTTTTTGAGCAAGTTGTTCGATTTTCTCAAAAAGAAGTTTATTAATTCTTAGTGTAAATCTTTTATCCTCTTCACGAGTATAAATATCTTTATTAGACATATTTATCATTCCTCACATAAAATTTGACGTCTTTATGACACTTTAATAATAAAATAATATAAAAGAAAAGTCAACAAAAATGCTTGACGTCAAATATATGACATGGTATTATTAAAACAAGAAGGGAGTTGACGTCAAATATATGACAAATGAAAGAGTTAGATTTACATTTAGATTACCAGCACCATTGCTTGAAAAAATTAAAAATAGAGCATCAATAGAAGGTAGTTCAATGAACTCACTTATATTACACATACTTTGGGATTACATAAAAGAAATAGAAAATAAGGAGGTCAAATAATGGTTGAATTGGTAAAAGAATTTGATTTACAAACAATTAAAGTAGGAAATGCAGTAAAAGTAAATTGCAAAAGATTTGGTTTTGAAATTGATTGTATAGTAGTAGTAGCAACAGAAAAAGAATTAAATTTAGCATACTTTGATGAAGGTAGAGGCTGTATGGAGTATCAAGCCTTAATAACAGAAGATATTCAAGATGGTGATTATGAGATTAAAATTTTATCTTAGGAGGAAATAAAATGGCAGCTTTAATAATGGTAGGTTTATTTGCAATATGTTTAGTAGGATTAGTACAAAATAGAGATTAAGTGAAGGGGTGTATTTAGATGGAAGCAGCTAGATTAATAGCAATGGGTCAAATTAAACAGGCTGAAAAAGAAATAAGTAAATTGCAAGGTACAAAAAACAATAGTAGTTTAATGTGGTGGGAAGCCGTAAAATTTGCTAGTCAAAATATATTACAAGGGTTGGAACATGATATAGAGCTAGAAGCATCAACTGATTTCAGGGAGTTTATGATAACACAAGAAGAACTTGAAAGAGATAGACCTATAGATGTGCAGATATAAGAAAAGAGCCTAGGGTGAGGCTCAATTCAAATAAATATTAAAAAATTTAATTAAGCTAATTATAGCATAAACGGAGGGAAATTATGAGTACTTTATATGAATTAACTACAGATTTATTAGAAATAGAAGAAGGTTTAACAGAAACAACAGGAAATGAAGCTGAAAAACTAGAGGAAATAAAAGAAATAATAAAACAAGAGATACAAAATAAAAACACTAGGATAGTTTCAGTAATATTAAACATTGACAGTGATATAAACTCTATAGATTCAGAGATTAAAAGATTGCAAGAGTTAAAAAGGGTCAAAAAGAATACTCTTGATAGATTAAAAAGCAATATAAAAGACTGTATGGAATTACTTGAGACTAAAAAAGTAGAAACAATTTTAGGAAATATAAGTATAAGAAAGTCGGCAGGTAGCTTAGTCATAGAAGATGAAGAAAAGATACCTGCTATATATAAAACAGTAGAGCAAGTTGTA